TCTTTTTCTCATCCGGTGTAAAGAGCGACCTCGTGTATTGCCTGCTCCCACCTTGACACCCATGGATCGAGCGTGTATTTGACAAACTCCAGTGACTGCTGCTCGATATTTGAGAACGTGCTTCTTTCAAGGTCACCGACCATATGAGGCGGTACCCTGAATATCCTTGCGATCTCGTCTATCTGGAATTTCCTCGTTTCAAGGAACTGCGCCTGTTCCGGTGATATCGATATAGGAGATGTATTTTCATTCCTTCTTCAAGTACCGCCACCTTATGCGCATTGGAAACTTCCGCCAAATGTCTGCTGCCAGCTTTACTCTTATCTTTGCCGGGTCCTTAAGTGTCCCCGGATGTTCAAGCACACCGCTTGGTGCTGCACCGTTCGCAAAGAACTTAGAGCCATATTCTTCCGTTGCAATGGCAAGACCTATCGCATTCTTGGCCATCGCTATAGGAGAATATCCTACAAGTCCGTCAAAACCCAGTCCCGGTATATGCAGCACATCGGATGGTGACAGTCTCACCGTGCTGCCCTTCATTGTTGGAGCATCATCATTAGTCAGCGTATATTCGTAATACAACTGACCTTTATCATCTCTGTCAACACTCATGCGGTTAGGCATCAGCGGATACAGTCCTATGATCTCCCCCTTGCCGTTCCTTATGATCTGAGCGTATGCATTGCCCCAAAGGAGCAGATGCGTCATGAGCGTTTCTCTGAATATAAATGATGTCATTTCAGGATTCGGCTCATCATGCAGCAGGAAATACAGCGGCTGATCCGTTGCCTTTTCTTTTCCTCCTCCGTCTTCACGATAGCTGTAGACATGGATCGGCAGGCTTGCGATCGACTCCGATAGTATACGGACGCATGAATAGACCGCCGTCATCTGCATCGCAGATCTTTCGGTCACTCTTTTACCACTCGTGCTGTTCCCCAGGAAAAAGCTGAATGCGTTTCCCGCTGTACGGTTCTCAGGCTTGTCCCTTGATCTGAATAAACCGCTAAAAATGCTCATAGGCACCTCCTTTGTCCCAAAAATGGACATAATAAAAGCACCTGCCGTTTTCCGGTAGATGCTCTGAAAAGATATTCTCTTATTTACTTATGAAAGTATGTGTTCGTTTTCTTCCTTATTTCCAATGCAAATGTCCATCGCTACAGACATCGCACGATAAAGATCCGCCTTGTCACCGCCGAGATCATCTATGGCATTTTGCAGATCTTCTTTGTTCCATCCTGTCGCAGCTTTTTCTTTCCTGTACTTTTCCATTGCGCATGCGACTATATTTTCGATTTCTTTATATGTAAGCATGTGTCATTCCCTTTCTTATGTTTATCTATTATCTTTTCCTACGTCAACTTTCATTTCAACTCTCATACCATCATACAAGTATTTATAAACCGGCACTGCGATATCTTCCATATTCCCTAGTTCTATTGGGCCTTCCTTTAGTAATTTCTTTATATGTAAATCATCAGTATTAATTATTATTCTTGCTTCAGACTGTAATGCGAATTTATCTCTTTTCCAAAACAATTCACGAGGCGATTTGCTTTTGCACATCCACCATCCATACTTTTCATATTGTTCCAGATTATAAAACTTTACTGGAGAACAAATAACATCTTGCGCTTTTACACCCCTATCCGTCATATATTTCTTCACTCTTCTAAAAAATTCATCATAATCTTTAATCAGATAAAATGCCGGCTTTTCTTTATCATTTAATCCATCAGCATATGATGGTGTAATATTATCTGCAAAAGTTTGAAAATATTCTTTCGGAACATCTCCTGATATTTTCTGCATACCAGTTGAGTCAGGACAATCAAAAGCGCTTACTGGCATTCTATATATACAAAAGCACGGCAAATCCATAGATCTTTCATTTTTTAAATAAATTCTTCCATCAACATTGTTTCTAATAATTTTTAGATCAGCAAAGTAATCTTCAATCTTCTTCATATTTTCAATATCTAAATACCAATATGTTGCTATTAAGCCTTCTAAAGAATCTCCACGGCCCTCACCTTTTTCCTTTGCCTCTTGTACCCATTCTGATGGGGTCCCAAATTTAACTGATCCATGTTCTATAAAATCTTCTACATATTCTTTTTTAGCACAATGAATTGAAAAATATGAGCTTGTTGGATTACCCCACATTGTTTTTTCCATGTTATTTATTATCCTTTATTACTTATACTAAAATCCATCTAATGTCTCTATGTAAAAATTATATCACATATGCTTTCTTCTGAGCATCTGTAAGGTTTTCCGCAAAAACACATGGTACGGTTTTATATCCTTCTAGCTTTGCAGCCTCGATCCTACCGTGACCGACTATGATATTGTAACTACTATCTATGACAGCCGGGGATACGAATCCGAATTCACGAAGCGATGATCTAAGCTGTGCTATCTGGTCCTTATTGTGAGTCCTTGCATTCCTTGCATATGGAATTAGCTTCTCAATATCAACTTGTTCAAATTCTTTGTATCCATTACTTTTCCTTCCTCGATCTAAGCAACTGCTCCATCATATCGTCCTGCGGATTTCCCGTGAACGCTGCCGTGCAGTTTTGCTTTACAATGTCATATATCTCATACCAGAGAAGATTCGCTTGCTTCTGAAACGACTGGCTCATTTGAACAAACGGACTAGTGATTGCTCCACCTGTTGTAGGATGCTTACCTAATAGTCCATATGTGCTTATGGCATCTTCACACTGTATATATCTTGCGAAGCTTTGTGCATAACCTTCTACCAGTCTATTGCTTACGAACTTTTCGCAGCCCCTGTCTTCAAGCCATTTCCATGTTTCTCTATATATCTCATCAGCGCCGAGTGGTTTACCATCACGCTGCTTTGCTGACAGGTAGCTGCTCGGATCTGGCATATCGCTGCCGGTAAGATCAGCCGGATCCCCTATGCTGCCAGCAGAAAGTTCAGCTACCGGAAGTTCCATAATCGTTGCTGGTTTACCTTTGCTGATTTTATCTGCTAGTGCCTCCGGTTTATCGCCTGCGCGTATGCGTCTTCCACCTCTATTTGTCATGTCTTTCGCCAAAATTACACCTCAATTTCTTAAATCCCCGTTTGAACCGGCATTTTTGTGCGCGTGACCCCGGCACCGTTACCCTTCAGAACATCTGCAGAGATAAAGATCGCCCCTCCCCCCCCCCTTTACCAATTAAAGTTTCTGTAGTAAAATAAATAAGAATTTATTTGGCAACAGCTCTTATTGCAATTGCAGTTTTACTGCAAAGTACTTCTCCATTGACATCTCAAGCCTCACTATCATAGTAATTCAAACTATAGTAGGTTTCGTTTCGCTTTTTGATAAGGAGGACACTCATATGGATAAAAAACAGATTGGCTTGGTAGGCGTTGCGTTTGGGGTAGATGCCTTCTGTTGGAGAATAAGAGTAAATGCAAACGCTGTGGGTTCAAATCCCACCTGCCTCGTTATATTAGAGATCACTTAATAGTGGTCTCTTTTTTATCCCATCTGTCCCCGCGTTCTGCATGTATCCTAGAATGGCATGACTTACATAAAGCCATGAGGTTGTCATCATCATGTGTACCGCCTTCTGAGAGCGGCTTGATATGATGAACCTCTTCTGTCTTCACATACCTTCCGTCCTTTAGGCACATCTCACACAAAGGATGCGCCAACACATACCTGTCTCTTATCCTCTTCCATGCTCGTCCGTATCTACGATGCGTGTGTGGGTCTCGTCCGTACTTCTCATAACGCCTGTCCTCTTCCTTCTGATGTTCACTGCAGTATCTGCTGCCGCTTTCCACAAGCCTCGGACATCCTGGAAAGGCACAAGGCTTCCTTGGTTTTCTCGGCATTGTCACTTGCTCCTTTCACCCATGAAAAAACCTCCGGGGAATCTATCCTCGAAGGTTCATCTTCTTTTTCACTAGTATAATACTATCACAAGGTGTAACTCTCAGTCTCTCTCATTTACTCTCATCTTTCATTATTCTAGATATTTCTTTTAAAGCCAAATTATGAAGGCGGAATACGTGCTGTATGCTAAAGCTCATGTTCACAGCAATCTGCTCCCAAGAGTAGAAGCAGAGATATCGTTGTTCTAATATCGTTTGATAATCCTGCGGATCTACCTTCTTTATGATCCTCACGATATTTTGTTTTGTAGTAACAAGCTCGTCTATGTCAGCGTTAATCTCATTTTCAAGTCCTACTATCTTGACAATTACATCTTCCATGCTATGAGGGTTCTTGGAATGGTTAACAGGCATATCTGATAAGGTTGCTGTTGCCTTAGTCGCAAGCTCATGAAGTGATTCCACCTGCTTAATTTTATTATCGATTCTCTGGTCAATACGATATGCCTGTCCCAGATATTCTTTAGCATTCATGGCTGCTTCCTCCCGGTTCAAGATTTGCTTTAACAGCATCAATAAGCGCTGCTTGCGTCTTATCTTTTTTTTCTAGCGCTGCAAGTATGTTCTCATCAATGGTTCCGGCAGTTACTATGTGTTGTACCACAACGGTTGACGCCTGCTGTCCCTGTCTCCACAGTCTTGCATTGGTCTGCTCATATAGTTCGAGAGACCAGGTAAGTCCAAACCATACGATAACGTTTCCGCCATGTTGCAAGTTTAAGCCATGCCCAGCAGAAGCCGGATGGATAAGGCCGACCTGGCATTGTCCTTCATTCCACTTACGGATACTCTCTTCTGAAGAAATCCTGTCATAGTCAATTTTTAGGTTCTCTAAGCGTTTCGTGATTCTTGCCAGGTCGTGCTTAAACCAGTAACAAAGAAGAATCGGTCCTTGGGCTGCTTCGATAATATCCTCGAGAGCATCGAGCTTTCGGTCATGGATGTGAACGACTTCGCCGTTATCGGAATAGACCGCACCGTTTGCCATTTGACATAGCTTTCCAGAAAGCGCAGCAGCATTAACTGCTGTGATATCATCTTCATCCTGATATGGAAGAATCAAGTCACGCTTCATTACTTCATACTTTGCGTTTTCATTGTCCTCCATATAAACCGGGTACCGATTTGAAATCAGCTCCGGCATCTTCAGATGATCCATTGCCTTCATGGATATTGTGATGTCTGAGATCTTGTTATAAATCCGTTCCTGTGCTCCAGGCAGGAGCTTATATGAATACACGATCTGGCCATTCATTTTATCCGGAGTAAAGTAGGCTGTTCTATACTGAGTAATAAAACGGCCAAGTCTCTCACCCATATCCAGGCACTTGAACTCTGCGAAGAGATCCATCATGGAATTTGGCGCCGGTGTTCCAGTTAATCCAACAACCCTCTTGACCTTTGGTCTGACCTTCATAAAAGACCTAAACCGTTTTGACTGCCAGCTCTTAAACGAAGAAAGCTCATCAAGGACTACCATATCGTAATCAAATGGCATCTTAGACTTTTCGATAAGCCATTGCAGGTTCTCTCTGTTAATAATCGTGATATCTGCATTCTGCCTGAGTGCATCCTTGCGCTCCCTTTCCGTACCAACTGCTATAGCAAATGACAAATGCTTTAGATGCTCCCATTTCGATATTTCATCTTTCCATGTAACCTTCGCTACTCGAAGCGGTGCTACGATCAGGACCTTGCTGACTTCAAAGCTGTCATAGATCAGTCTTTCAATCGCCGTCAGGGTTATTACCGTCTTGCCTGCCCCAAGGAACAAGATCACAGCGCTTATCGGGTGCTGCAAAATGAAGTCGGTAGCAAACTTCTGATAATCATGTGGTTTATATTTTTTTCTCTTGTATTCCATCAAGGATTCCTCCGATCTGCTCCTTATTATCAAGTATGTAAACTTTGTAACCTAAGCGTATTAGTTGTTCGTGCCTATGAATTTGTAATGGCCGTGGTGCTTTGCCTGGTGCCTTTACCTCCACAAAACCTGCCTTCCCATCCGGGAATAAGCATATCCTGTCGGGCCAGCCTGAACTGCCAGATGTCCATTTCTCACAAAGGCCTCCACGCCGCCGGACCTCACTTCGTAATTGTTGCTCGATGCCCTTTTCTCGCATGACTTCCTCCCATCATTTATTTCAAGGGTGCAGGTCGGTGCAGCTCGTACCTAAAACCTCCTATATAAGATTTTTTCTTAAAATTTCTCTCTATAGGACTTTTATATATAGACCTTCACCGACCTGCACCTTTCTGTTTTTAGCCTGAGAAGGTTTATGAAATGACCTTCATCGACCTGCACCAAGGACTGAAATTGGTACAGGTTTTAGTTTCACCCTGCACCGACCTTCACCTTAATCCAGGAAGTCCTGACCATCTTTTAACTTCAGTCCCATCACGATCACGCCCTTATTCGTCTTGTGTTTCTCAAAGCCGGCCTTTATCATGGCATTGTAGAAATCTGTCGTGGATCGTGTATACTCACCGGCCATCGAACTGTAAGTATGGTATGCCTGATAGAGCTCACCGGACTTTTCCGTATAGGACAGGCCGATCTCGCAATAATCGTCTATGAACTGCCCGAGCCAGTCGTTATCCTCGCGATAGGCTTCAACGGCATCTTTTACGATCTGTGGTTCCGCAATCTTGAAATCCTCTGCAATTGCCTTCATGGCACCTTCGATAATCCAGCTCATGATATATGGACCAGCACTAGCAAACAGATAGTCGGCATAATTCTTAATGTCGGACTTCCCAGTAATCTTTGCATTGAAAGGAATTACCACAAGCCTGCGCCATATCCCGTCGTCGTTCGCACCGACCTTCGGCAGGTGATTGGTATAAAGGACCAACGTATGCGACGGCACGAATGCGAACGGGTCCTTGTACTTTTTCTCTGCCTGGATCTCATCCGTCGAACACAACTGCTTGACTGTGGCCGTATTAAGACGCATACCTTCTTCCATCTCTGATGCAATGATGAGGCGCTTGCCCTTAAGCTCTGCCATTTCTGGTTTTACATTTCTCTTGCAGTTCATGGTCAGAGCTTCCGCCGAGATCTTACCGGCGTAGTTTCCCATGACGCGATAGATCGTATTCCAGAATGTAGACTTACCATTGGCACCTCCGCCATAAGCAATGATCATGTGCTCCTGGTAGACCTTCCCGACAGCAGCAACGCCGACTGTCTTCTGAACGTAATCGATCAGGTCGTGGTCGCCGCAGAAGAAGATATTCAGCGCGTCTTCCCAGAGCTGCCTGCCGTCCTGTCCCGGCGACTTCTCTGTGATCTTTGTAATAAGATCCCCTGGATCATGCGGTTGCTCTCCTGCGAGGCCTTTTGACATATCAAAAGTTGCATGTGGTGTATTGATGAGAAACGGGTCTTTATCAAGCTCGTTCATATTGATGGATAGCATAGGTTTTGCTGCGTTCTGGAAATTTACAAGGTTACGATAATTTCTGCACTTCATGACAAACTTCAGATATGTTTGAGCCCCGACCAGACGGAACAGCATCTTCATCTGTTTTTCTGTGTCACATGCTTTCTCCAGCGCCTTACCGCCATCACGAACTGTTTGCCTATCAACACCAGCTTCTACCAAAGCTTCCTCTGCTGACTTCACTGCGTCCTTTGCATCCTGCATCTGCAGATCCAAGAACTCCTCAGCAGCGCCAACTGCCATCTGCTTATCTTCTCTCCAGCAATCACCATCGAAACGAAGATAATCTGTAGCACTGGTGTACTTAAGCTCCTCGCCATACTCCCTTGCAAGAACTTTTGCTTCTCCAATATCGGAGTAGTCTTCAGGCTTAAGCGATGCAACCCCGAACTCCTCGTTATACTGATCCGGTGGTACATAACTTTCCTGGGTAGCAACCTTCTTAATGAAGAATCGAACTGCACTGTTCCAGATGGTATCAAGCTCTGCTGCATCAAGCGGTGGATCGCATTTCCTTGAGTGGTCAAGATAGACTTCCTTTGCTTTGTCTGTATCGCCATAGCGTTTTAGGACCTTACCCGCAAATAGGCTCATGGTCTTGTTGCGACTTCCTTCCTGAATGGTACCGGAGTTTGTTGCTGTATCAGGCGGGTCATTTTCGTAATCTCCAGCCTCGAGAAGATCGTCAATATTAAGCCAACCTTCATGCCAGTAAATCTGATCTGGTGAGACTTTATTTCCAAACAAAAATCTGGCTGCGTCTAGAGCATTGTCATCAAAAAATGAAAACTTCTTCTGGACTGCCTTCTTCATATCACTGTACTTATCCGGATCAGTAAACTCGCTGACCTCTGCCAGAAGATGGAACCTGGGCCTTGGAGACTTATTCTCTTTCCAATCGTTGTTATGACGACTCGGTGTTGTAGCGAATGAAATCTCAGATAGGATCCCCTCTCCCAAGCTCTCCGGTGTGATCCAGTCATCTGGATTATCCGAATGATCATTATCACAATCCCAGACCCCGAGCGAGGACCGTATGAAGTTATCCTTGCTGCGGTAATTATCCTTATATGTAGCGCAGACATGATCTTTTAAGACCGCGGCCGCAAGCTGCGCCGGATCACTTGCTACGGTCTTGTTGGGATAGCTACAGTTACCAGCATCTCCTGCGCCGTTCGCAGTGAATAGTTCAAATTGCATGACGCGCCTCCTCCTTAAAATTCTCAGTAAAATAACGAATCTTCATACCAAGCTTCCCTGCCTGATCGATCTCTGCCTGCATGCCACTTGTGATGTCATGCCCAAATACCCAAAGTTCGTCACAAACGTCTTAGAAACACCATATCCATATATAGTGCCTGCCCACGCTCGCTATCCTCTTTCATATACATAGGAAGGAAGCAGATGCGGCGCGAACGGTATCGCTCCTGCATCAACCGCATGCCTGCTGTATCGCTTTGCATTTTCACATCCAGCTACTTTGTCCCTCGAGAATGGTGAACATATGTAAACGACAGGACGGTCATTACCAAAAAACTCCATTTGCTTAACCTCTCTTTCAATTATTAGAAGATCAATATCCTCTAATTTTCTAAGGAGTTTTTCTTTCCGTTTTTCCGGCGTTTTTGAAAAAAAATATCCTAGTCTAACCGCTTCCTTTTATATGCGCGTTTAGGCCCGGATATTTTTTTGATTGTAATCCGGAAAACACCTCATCTATCTTCCTTAGTAAATTAGGGCGCACGAAAGCAGCCTGCCGGAAAAGAAATAAAAAAGTTTTACACAAAACCCGGAAAAAGCTCTCACTAAGCCCCTTAGAAAGTTAGAAAGGCAAGAGAGTCCTTTCGGAAAGCGAGGTCAAAAAATGAATGCTAAAACCAAAGACATAGCCAGCCTGGCAGACAGAACAGATGAAGAACTGATTGACACTCTTATTGCCATCAGCGTCGTAGCCAAACGGCTGGCAGACAACCTAAGACAACAGATTCAGACAAAGGAGACTAAAGAACATGAATGATAAAAAGGATTTATCAACGATTTTAGACGAAATCATAAAAAGTGGTGATGAAATCATAAAATCTGGTAAGAACATTCTTTCCTGTGCAGAAGTAGTAATCAAATCACTTAACGATATGAAAGCAATCTTCTCGGTATCTGATAAGACCACCCTTCCACAGAAGAAAGAAAGCGCCCCGCTCCCTAGTAATGTAGCCGAGCCAAAGAAGTATAGCTTCGAAGACGTCCGCGGTATCATGGCTGGTCTATCTGGCCAGGGCAAGAAGACAGAAGCCAAAGCACTTCTTCAGAAGTATGGTGTGAGCCGATTAAGCGATCTGAATGAGAATGACTACGCAGCCGTAGCTGAGGAAGCAAAGGTGATCGCTAATGGCTAAGCATGCATTTCTCTCCGCTTCCGCATCACACAGGTGGCTGAACTGTCCACCTTCCGCGAAGCTTTGTGAGAGTATTCCAGATCAGAGCAGCTCCTACGCCCAGGAAGGAACCGACTGTCATGAGCTCTGTGCCTACCTAGTAGAAAAAGCTCTGGGACACGATGTTAAAGATCCATCTGAGAATCTTACTTACTACAATATGGAGATGCAAAATTGTGCGGAAGAATATTGCGAATATGTTCTGCAGCAGCTGGAAGCGGCAAAGAAGTATTGCCCTGACCCGATGATCTTCATAGAGCAGCAGCTTGACTTCTCGCGCTGGGTAGAAAACGGATTCGGCACCGGTGACTGCGTCATTTTAGCAGATCAGGTATTGCAGATCATTGATTACAAACATGGTCTTGGTGTCCTGGTGGAAGCAGAAAATAATAGTCAGATGATGTGTTATGCACTCGGAGCCATAGACGCCTTCGGTGATCTCTACGACGTCGACCGTGTAACCATGACGATCTTCCAGCCAAGACGCGACAACATTTCTACCTGGAGCATCAGTAAGTCAGACCTATTAAACTGGGCTAATATGGTGCTTGCTCCCACGGCAAAACTTGCATACGAGGGCAAGGGTGAATTCAAAGCCGGCGATCACTGTCAGTTCTGCAAAGTGAAAGCAACCTGCAGAAAGCGAGCTGAACATAACTTAGAGCTTGCCAAATATGACTTTGCTAAGCCAGATACCCTTGACGAGCTTGAGATCGCATCGATTCTTGGCAAGATAGATCAGCTCATTGCTTGGGGAAATGACATAAAGAACTATGCCCTGACAAAATCACAATCCGGTACCCACTTTAATGGATGGAAAGTAGTCGAAGGCAGATCCAACCGTAAATACACAGACGAAACTGCCGTAGCTATGGTTGTCACAAAAGCGGGCTACAATCCATACGAGCAAAAGCTCATAGGCATAACTGCCATGAACACTATGCTTGGAAAAGATCAATTCAACGAGCTCCTGGGCGGGCTCATATACAAACCGCCGGAAAACCAGCACTTGTTCCGGAATCTGACAAGAGACCGGCAGTTAATACAGCAGTAAATGATTTTAATGACAATGGAGGAAAATAATATGTCTAAGATTAATAACCCGACGATAAGTTATCACAGGAACTAACACACGCTTCAGCTATGCAAACGTATGGGATCCAAAGTCCATCAATGGCGGCACACCGAAGTACAGTGTTTCACTCATCATTCCGAAGTCTGACACGGTTACCTTAAATAAGATTCAGGCCGCAATTCAGGCAGCATATGAGGAAGGCGAATCAAAACTTAAAGGCAATGGAAAGGTAGTACCAGCACTTGATACTATAAAAACTCCGCTGCGTGACGGTGATAAAGAGCGTCCCGGCGATCCGGCTTATGCGAATAGCTACTTCATAAATGCAAATTCCGGTACAGCACCTGGAATCGTTGATGCAGATCTTAACCCGATTCTTGATAGATCAGAGGTTTACAGCGGCGTCTATGGCAGAGCCAGCATCAACCTTTATGCATTTAACAGTAACGGCAACCGCGGCATCGCCTGTGGCTTGAACAATCTTCAAAAGATCCGCGACGGTGAACCTCTCGGCGGTAAGTCCAGAGCTGAAGACGATTTCAACGTAGACGATGACGACGACTTCTTAAGCTGATAGGAGGTAAACACATGCAGAATGTATATCAGCAGGTTATAATAACCTGCACGACAATCAATGTGGTCATCTGCCTTGGAACCCTATTCAGTTGGATTTGGATAAAAGTCAGTGATCGCAAGGAAAAAAAGCGCAAAGAGCGCGAGGAACAGAAACTCGCGGATGAATTCACAGATAAGCAGTAATATCAAACTTGATGCGGGCAGAGCTATCTTCTGCCCGTATCTTTACTTAAGGATGGTGACAATATTGGGAAAAATAAAGACCCTATCGCTGGACCTGGAAACATATAGCGACATAAATCTTGTCAAAGCAGGTGTTTACAAATATGCCGAGTCTCCCAACTTTGAAATTTTACTTCTAGGCGCCTCTATCAACGACGGCCCAGTTGACGTATATGACCTTACTTCCGGAGACACAGTTCCCGATGAGCTTATCGCCGCAATCGCAGATGACGATGTGATCAAATGGAGCTTCAATGCTTCCTTTGAACGCATCTGCTTGTCCGCCTGGTTGTTACGGCATTACCCGCAGTATCTCGATAATACGGATAATGGCTTCACGCCCTGCCGCTACAGCATTCCAGAAGACACGGTCGGAAATTACTTAAATCCTGTCTCCTGGCGCTGCAGCATGGTGCTTGCAGCATATAACGGACTGCCCCAGTCTCTCGAACCGGTCGGCGTGGTCCTTGGCTTAGACGAGCAGAAACTTAAAGAGGGAAAGGATCTGATTCGGTATTTCTGTGTTCCCTGCAAACCTACGAAGATAAACGGCGGCAGGAACAGAAACCTTCCAGAGCACGCTCCCGATAAATGGGCCCTTTTCAAATTATATAATAAGCGTGATGTCGAGGTTGAAATGCAGATCCATAAACGCTTGCAGAACTACCCTGTTCCGGACCTGGTCTGGGATGAATACCACCTCTCTGAAGAAATAAATGATCGCGGCATACTGATCGATCGGCAGCTTGTTGATAATGCCATTCGGATGAGTGAAATTACCCAGGAACATTTGTCTGAGGAAATGAAAAATAAGACTGGTCTGGAAAACCCAAACTCTGTCGCGCAGCTTAAAGGCTGGCTTTCAGATAATAATGTAGAAACAAACAGTCTCGGCAAGAAAGACGTCGCTAAGCTGATACCAGAAGCCCCTGATATGGTAGCTGAAGTACTACGTCTCCGTCAGCAGTCTTCAAAAAGCTCAATCAAGAAGTATGTTGCAATGGATACTGCTGCCTGCAATGATAACCGCTGCCGTGGGATGTTCCGTTTTTATGGCGCCAATCGTACCGGTCGCTTTGCCGGCCGTATTGTACAGTTACAAAATCTCTATCGCAATTCCATGCCAGACCTGGCCGAAGCCCGTGAGCTTGTTCGTCAAGGCGACTATGAATCTCTTGATATGCTTTATGACAATATCCCGGACGTGCTGAGTCAGCTAATCCGGACCAGCTTCATTCCAAAACCCGGATACAGGTATGTAGTATCAGACTTCAGTGCCATCGAGGCACGCGTGCTATCCTTTCTTGCTGGCGAGCAGTGGCGCCTTGATGTCTTTGCGGGTAACGGTGATATCTACTGTGAAAGTGCAAGTCACATGTTTGGAGTTCCAGTTGAAAAACACGGTATAAACGGTGAACTTCGACAAAAAGGGAAAATTGCAGAGCTCGCACTCGGCTACGGCGGCAGCGTGGGCGCTCTCAAAGCGATGGGCGCCTTGGACATGGGCCTTTCAGAGGATGAGCTTCCTGGCCTTGTTGAGTCCTGGCGGAACTCAAACCCGAATATTGTTCAATACTGGTGGGACATCGACAATGCCGCTAAGACTGCCATTAAGCAACGCATCACCACTAAAGTCGGGATAATATCCTTCCTCTGGAAAGGTGGCATGCTCTTTGCCGAGCTTCCATCTGGCCGTCACCTCTCTTATGTAAAACCCCGGATAGGTGAGAATCAGTTCGGCGGCGAAAGCATCACATACATGGGTAACGACAGCACGAAGCACTGGTCCCGGATTGAAAGTTATGGTCCGAAGATCGTAGAGAATCTGGTCCAGGCCATCAGTCGTGATATCCTCTGCTACAGCATGCAGACTCTATCCTCTTGCTTTATCGTCGGGCATGTGCACGATGAGCTGATCATCGAATGCAACCCAGGCGTGGATTTCCACGTGGTCTGTGAACAGATGGGAAGAACCCCTCCATGGATCTCCGGTCTGCTGCTCCGGGCCGATGGATATGAATGTCAATTTTATCAGAAAGACTAACAGCAAAACAGCGACCTACCGGAACACTCCTGGTAAGCCGCTGTGATTTTAACCTCTAACATAATACACATTCAGGTTTCCGCTATCATATAATGGTAAAGCTCTTATTGGTTCTGATGTCATATCTGCCGAGACATTATTATTTATTCTGCGGACGACTTCCTCCCCATCCGCATTACGCAAGTATATATCATTATAATCCTTACGGTTGAGGCTCACACTGATAATGCAATCATTTATGTGTTTTCCCCGGCTTCGGTCAAGATAAATCCTGTAACCATTGATGACTACATTATCAACCAGTTCATACTCATCTGATTCATAAATGACACAGATAATTCGTAGGACTATATCACATATAATATGATTATATAATGCCTTGAAATTCGACTGTGTCATTCTTTTTCCCTTGACGTTGTCCTTTTTCTCCTCATATTGGTAATATTCAACATCCGGAATTTGTCGAATCCCCGGCAATTTGACATCTATAGAAAGCATTCTTGAGCCAGGATCATAATGCAGAGATTTTTCTATCTTGAAGTTAATATAATATCCTTGCATAAAGTCACAATCTTGTTCTATTACCCACGAACAAAAATCTGTAATTTCCTGTTGATTTCCATCTTGCATTTCCTGATGGCGTTCATCTATTTTTAAATTATATTCTGCATTTTTTTGATCATATGCAACGGCTAGGTCATTGTATTCCTGTGTACGTTTTTTTCAACACTTGCTGAGCATTCTTTTCTGCGGCGATACGCTTTTTCTTGCGGTCTTCTGAAAAGAATTCCCACGCTCCTATTTTTATAGGGACCTTCAATTCCCTTGAGATTGCTTTTATAGTCGGCGGAGCCTCTATCTGAGAATAATTTCTCTTTCTTTTAAGCTATCATAATAATAGTATGGCGACCACCTTCTAATATACGAGAGCATATGATGCCTTAAGTTATTCATCAGTTCCCAGTTTTCCTGATCAATCTGCTGAACATACTGATACCGCTCATCTACATATTGCTGGTGCTCCCATTCAGCCTGCTCTTTCTCCCAAATCTTGTTCTGCTTGTTTATTTTATTTTGCAGGGCATTTTCAGTTGTAGCTGTTATCTCAATAACTTCTCCGGTATAAGGATTACGAAGGACCTCTGAAAAGGTCTTTTTACCTGCCATTAAATCACCTCACTATTTTGTCTGCAGGAACTCAGACATCTTCCCATATCCACTGATATATGCTGCCTTCTGTGCTCTGGTAAGAGCCACATAAAGCAAACACTTTTCTGCCGTCATCGATTCCTGTTCACTAACTGCGTCCGTGTAGTCAATTGCCGATGCCAAAGGTATTATCCTGTTGTTTGCAGCCACTATAAATACATACTGGAA